GAAAAATGATTTAAATCATATGTTTCATTTATTTTTTTAATAGAAAATTTACTATTTAAGTTGATTGAATTGTAGTTATTGTTATTTAATTCAAAAAAAGTAGAGTAAATAGGGATATAGTTTTGTATTTCAGCACATCCAGCGTCTTTTAATTGACTAAACAATTCACTATTATCATTTTTCTTATAATATAAAGAAAACATACGATTTAATGATAATTAAATTTTTATATTTAAACTAATAATTTAGTAATACATTTATTTAACCTTAAATCTACAATAAATCGGCAATAAATCGGCAATTTATTGTTATATACGATTCGTTTTACTTTATTAAATTTTATGGAGGTGGTTTATATATGAATTTAGAGTTAAAAAAGTTTAATATGAAGAACATCAAATTTAATTTAGACGATTCCAATGGTCCTGTTATTGTTTTAATTGGTAGGCGTGATACTGGAAAAAGTTTTTTAGTAAGAGATATGTTGTATCATCATCAAGATATTCCAATTGGAACCGTTATATCAGGAACAGAAGCCGGTAATGGATTTTATGGTAAATTGGTCCCTAAACTTTTTATTCATGATGAATACAATACAGCAATCATTGAAAACATTTTAAAGCGGCAAAAAATAGTGATAAAACAAATAAAAAAAGAAAAGCAAGCATACGGCAGATCAAGCATCGATCCAAGAGCGTTTGTTATATTGGATGACTGTTTATATGATAATACATGGTCTCGTGATAAATTAATGCGGCTGCTATTTATGAATGGTAGGCATTGGAAAATCATGCTTGTTATTACTATGCAGTATCCACTCGGTGTTCCTCCTAATCTTAGAACAAATATAGATTATACATTTATATTGCGCGAACCCTATATCAATAATCGTAAACGAATATATGAAAATTTTGCCGGGATGTTTGCTACATTTGAAAGTTTTTGCCAAGTAATGGATCAATGCACAGAAAATTATGAATGTTTAGTAATATCCAACAATTCAAAATCAAACAGATTAGAAGACCAAATATTTTGGTATAAAGCAACATCACACAATGACTTTAAATTGGGGGCAAAAGAATTTTGGGAAATGTCAAAAGGATTGGGTTCGGATGATGAAGAAGAACAATATGATGCCAACGCAGCAAGAAAAAAGAAAGGACCCCTTATCAATGTAAAAAAAAATAAATGGTAATCCATTATTACTAATTGTTAGTTATTAGCTATTAATTATAAAAAATATACGATTTTTTATAATTTTATTGTTATGTAGTGTTTTCTGTTTTAGTTGTTTTGTTGTTTGTTTTAGTTGTTTTTGTTGTTTATTTTATTATTTCATTTAATCTTTCTTTTTTCTAACAATATTGTCTCCTTCAAATAACGCCTTTTTAATGTTTTCAGAACTGGTGTCTTCCAACTCTTTCAAGTCATTTTCAATAGTGTTATTTACACCCACCAAGTTTCCTTCTTTATCCAATCGCTGTGTCAATTTATTACCACTTTCTCTAGCCAATTTCACATTTTCTTCAATTGCCTTTCGTTTGGTATCTTGAATACGCTTTTCAAATTCTTGCTTTGCCTTTGCTTCATTTAGATTTTTCTCATGCATCAATTGATTTAATTCATCTTCCAAATATTCCACGCGACCCGTTTTATATGCTTCCGGTTCCCAAGGCATCCATACACCTACTGGTCCAACATATACATTATGGTTGGGGTCTACTTCTCGCAACAACTTACATCGCAATTCCGCTTCTTCTTGTGTAGAATAAGAACCACGAACCTTTAATCCTCTAACACTTGTTTGAAAGTTATTTTGCTTATTAAACTCATCATCCAATTCATTTTCATGATTATCCAAAAATGTTTTATATGAATCATAAATATCGGTCGTTTTTAAATCATCTTTTTCACTTTTAACAAACTCTTGCATATCATTCATCAATGTTTCAAAGTTTAGGTTATATTTGTATGACAAAAAGTTTAAAAATTGAGAAAATTTCTCCATCGATTTAGAAAAATCATAATCTTTTAGAAACGATTCAAACATAAACAAATCACGACGCTTCAAAGTGTTTTCAGGACTAACAAAAGACACGCACACAAATTTTTGCCCAGAAATTGCCTTATCTTCTTCCAGTAAATCAACATAGTGAGGATTTACCTTACCGTCTGCTGTTTTTTGATGTTGGTATTCTCTTTCAACCATATTATAATATAGTATATTTCATTATTGTTTAAGTTTTTTTTTGTTTATTTATTATATAATATGTTTGATAAAATAGCAGAAGTTTTTGATTTAGGAGAACTATTGCGTCGCGTTGTTAAATATTTAGTAGAAGGTTTGATGGTTGCCATTGCTGCCTATGCTATTCCAAAGCGTTCGTTGAACTTAGATGAAGTATTGCTTATTTCTTTGACCGCCGCCGCTACTTTCTCGGTATTAGATACATATGTCCCTGCTATGGGTGTATCTGCCCGCTCAGGTGCTGGATTCGGTATCGGTGCTAACTTAGTTGGTTTCCCACGAATGGGTATGTAAATAATTACATAAGATAACACAACACTACAACACAACACAACATAACAACACAACACAACACAACACAACACAACACAACACAATCATACACAACACAATCATACACAACAATAAAAATCATACATAATTTCGTATTTTAATTATAATTTAAATATTATAATTAAATAGTTAAATACTTGATAGTTAGATAGTTGAAATAAACTCCCAATTTAATTCTTTACATATTTTTTTCCATATTTCGTCTTGTTCTATTCTTTTTACTGGATCTTTTAACATAGGAAAATAAGGCAAAAATGAATGCTCATCCAATAATTCACACATCTTATACAACACATAATAATAATTTAAAAAATTAACCCTACTATCGGGACAATGTTTACTATATGGTTTTTGTATTTCCATAAATAAATTACATAATGTATCTTCTAGTTCGGGTCTCATCACCGGTGGTTTTATACCCAGTTTATCTTTTATAAAAGGTATATGCTCATAATATTTATTATACCCCAATTTTTTCAATATATCTTTTGCTTTTTTATTATCCATATTTTTAATTTCCAATCGCTCTTTTTTGATTTGCTTTTTAATGTTTTCAATAACTTCTTCCGGTATTTGAGTGGTTTCTTTTGCTTGAAACTGTGCCAATATTTCTCTAAAATGATTAATTCTTTTATAAGCATAAAAGCATACTTCTTTTGGTGGTTCTTTATAAGAAGGCTTTTCATGCTCTACTAAAAACTTATCTTGAAAACTACATTTTTTACATATTAATATTCCATCTGATTCTACCTGAACCAATTCCCCCGAACATTTAGGACATATTTCATAATTGATTTTATAATTTTCCATATCAACATGTTTATTATCAATATTATTAAAGTATTGCTGCACTATAGTATTACTATTGTTTTTAACATCAGTGGTTTCACTTGTTTTACTGAAAAAAGAATGCAATATTTTCTTTTTATTTGTTTTACCATCACTTAAATTTTTCTTTTTTTCAAAATACTCAAATATCAAATTTGAATTGTTTAGTAAATACGATTTTTTCTTTTTCTTTAGCTCCTTGATTTTTAATTTTATATCTTTAATCGTATCTTTTATTTCCAATACATCTTCTATTTTCATATTATCCGATGACCTTAATTTCTTTTTTAATGTAGACATTTGTTTTTTTAAATTAGGCAATTCTTCTTCTGTTATTTTAGTAAACTCTTTCATTTTTTCATCATGTTTGTTGTCTAGTGTTGTTATTGAATGTTTATTAACTACTAATTTTTTCTTGTTTTTTGGTTTAAAATTAGGCATCAATAATATATATTATTTTGCTGTATTTAATTAAAAATTTCCACTATTGTTTAGGAAATCAATACTTTTTCGCCCATATATTCGTAAATTCATAATTTATTAAAACATTTTTCATTATATAATGGATAATCTAAACAATATGGTAATTAATAAAGAAGAAATAAGTAACATTGATTTGATAAAATTGCAGAAAATGACATTATTATACAATGCTTTAGAAAAAGGTTGGTCCATAAAAAAATCGGGTAATTGCTATGTATTTAAAAAAAAGCACAATAATGAAAAAGAAGTTTATTTAGAATCGTATTTAAAACGCTTTATGGTTGAAAATTTAGACATAAATCAAATACTTACTAATTAATTTTATCGTAAAATACGATAAATTTAGTTTAATTGTGTAAAAATACAAAATTTTTTTCTTTACCTATATTATAATATGGGTGGTGGACTCATGCAACTAGTAGCTTATGGCGCACAAGATGTGTATTTAACTGGTAATCCCCAGATCACTTTCTGGAAGGTTACTTACCGTCGTCACACTAACTTCGCGATGGAATCCATTGAACAAACCTTCAATGGTCAAGCCGACTTCGGTCGCCGTGTCCAGTGCACTGTTTCCCGTAACGGTGACTTGGCATACCGCACTTACCTTCAAGTGACTCTTCCCGAAATCAGTTCTTCGGACTCTCCTCATGCCCGTTGGTTGGATTGCCCAGGTGAACAAATGGTTTCCATGGTTGAAGTCGAAATTGGTGGTCAACGCATCGACCGTCAATATGGTGACTGGATGCACATCTGGAACCAATTGACCCTTACTTCTGAACAAGAAGATGGTTACAACAAGATGGTTGGTAATACCACCCAACTTACTTATTTGACCGACCCTGACTTCGCTGAAGTTGCAACTGCTTGCTCTTCCGCTTCGGTCCCTGAAGCTGTCTGCGCCCCACGCAAGGCTCTTCCCGAAACGACCTTGTATGTTCCTTTGCAATTCTGGTACTGCCGCAACCCTGGTCTTGCCCTTCCTTTGATCGCCCTTCAATACCACGAAGTCAAGATCAACATCGAACTTCGCCCATTGGACGAATGCTTGTTCGCTGTCAGTGCCGTTGATAGTGCCGGAACTGCCAACTTGAAGTCGACTGCTGCCTACAGCAAGTCTCTTGTTGCCGCATCTTTGTATGTGGACTACATCTTCTTGGATACGGATGAACGCCGACGCATGGCCCAAAATCCCCATGAATATTTGATCGAACAACTTCAATTCACTGGTGATGAATCCATCGGATCCTCCAGTAACAAGGTTAAACTTAACTTCAACCACCCATGCAAGGAACTTGTCTGGGTTGTCCAACCTGATGTTAATGTTAGCTACTGCGATTCTTTCGTTGCCGGAAAGAACTTGCACTCTGCTTTGGGTGCTCAGCCATTTAACTACACGGATGCTTTGGATGCACTTCCTCACTCCATCCGTGCCTTCTCCAGTGATGCTCAAGTCCAAAGTGTTATCGGTTCCAACGGTATGTTCGCCGATGCCGGTGCTCTTGATGTAAGTGGTGATGGCCAAACCGGTATCGAAGCCGATGTTTCGGGTGCCTTGAGTGCTGCCGCCAACGCCGCCTCTGGTGTTTCGGATGCTGGTGCATTCGTTCTTGCCGAAACGGCCCTTAAGATGCACTGCTGGGGTGAAAATCCAGTTGTCACTGCCAAGTTGCAACTTAACGGACAAGACCGTTTCAGTGAACGCGAAGGTTCTTACTTCGATGTTGTTCAACCATTCCAACATCACACTCGTTCCCCAGATGCCGGTATCAATGTTTACTCGTTCGCCCTTCGCCCAGAAGAGCACCAGCCATCTGGAACCTGTAACTTCAGTCGCATCGACAACGCAACCCTTCAATTGGTTGTTTCTGCCGCTGCCATTGGAAACACCGCCACCGCTAAGGTGCGCGTCTATGCCACTAACTACAACGTCTTGCGCGTCATGAGTGGTATGGGTGGTCTTGCATACTCCAACTAAGTTTCTTAGTGGAATGCTATCATAACTTCATAATCTATAATTACTGATTTTTAAATAATAAAATTAATCACAATTTTATTATTATAATTATAACTATCATTATAACCATCATTATAACTATTATTATAACTATTATTATAACCATCATTATATCCCTTAATTTATCCAAATTATTACAATGTATTTTTATTTAAATATAATACGCCGATGTATATTAACATACATGGGACAAGCGCAAAGTAAACAATATAATTTTGAAGATGTCCAACAAATCATAAAAAATAACAACAAAAATACTGTTATAATAAATGTCTTACCAGACTACGAACAAAATTGTTTAATTAAAAATACTTTAAATATCAAACATGAAATAAACACCATAAATGAACTATTAAAAACAAACAAATCAATCAATATTATAGTATATGGGCGAAATTATAGTGATATAAATGTAGAGAAAAAGCATAAACAACTGGTATCTCTGGGATTCTATAATGTGTTTGTTTATAGAGGAGGGTTGTTTGAATGGTTAACTCTTCAAGATATATATGGGAGAGATGAGTTTCCCACCACTAGTGATGAACTCGATATTTTAAAATTTAAACCCTCTAGTTATTTAAATAATAATTTACTTACAAACGGTATTGACTGAGTGCTGACTTAGTATACGGTTACTCGCAATTATTTAATTAACAATATTTATTCAGCAAACTATTATAAAATTGATTTATAATAATTTGTTATGAAACATACATAACACATACCTACCTTCTTACACCATCTACATAAACAAACAAACAAACTTAAACTTATCACAGGTTAATATCATTATGAATCTTACTCAGCAAAAACTCACAAAAAGCGAATGGGATTTTCTTGAACTTCCCGTGCATAAAAAAGAACTATATATACTTAAGTTTATACACAACTCACATAACAATATAAATGCTTCTGAAAACCCCAATAACTCACTGATTGGATATCTAAAAATCAATGTGGAAGACTACGAAGACTTTCACAAATACTTTTACAACAAATTTTACGAAGAACCAATCCACCAAATAATAAAACAACATAAGTTAAAATACAAACTGCGTATCAACATAAAAAAACTAAGCATTAAAAAAGCAAATAAAATCAGAATACGAAATATAAATACAAGTGAACTATTAAAAAACAAAAATATATTTGAAAACCTTTTGATGGAGCAAGTTGTGATGTATTTCAAGCAATCCAGTAACTCCAAAAAATGCTACTATTATTATTCATTACTACAACTCTCTAAGAAAAATATAAAACACATAAACTACCTACTATTGAAATTTGTTAATTATGTATTGGATACTTTTAAAGAAAGCATTGAAATAACCAACCTTATTAAATATTCACATCAATACATCGAAGAAAACAAACTGTTGTCGCAATATAATGATGTGTGTTTGTTTAATCATCAACGCCAAATGATTAGTTTAATCAAAGACAATCAAGATCCAAAATTAATATTGTATCAAGCACCTACTGGAACCGGAAAAACAATGACACCACTGGGATTAGTCAATGATAAAAAAATAATATTTACTTGCGCTGCGAAGCATGTGGGTCTTCAATTAGCAAAATCATGTATTGCTCTTCATATCCCTATTGCCATCGCGTTTGGTTGCGAAACACCGGATGATATTCGTCTGCATTATTACGCAGTAACTGATTTCGTGAAAAATAGGAAATCCGGTGGTATATTTAGAGTAGATAATAGCAACGGTGCTAAAGTTAAAATCATCATAACCGATATTCAGTCATACTTGCCTTCGATGAATTATATGATGGCATTTAATAAACCAGACGACTTGTTGTGGTATTGGGATGAACCCACCATTACACTTGATTACAAAGAACATTTGTTTCATAACATAATGAAGAAAAACTGGGACAATAATAAAATACCAAGTGTGGTTTTATCTTCTGCTACCTTACCGTCTTGCGATGAGATATATCCAATGGTTTCCACATTTAAAAGCAAATTTAAAGGAGAACAGTTTAATATAGTTAGTTATGATTGTAACAAAACCATTCAATTATTAAACACAAAAGGCAATGTAGTAGTCCTACACGATGAATTCGACGATTATCATGCGTTTAAAAAAAGTGTTAAATTTGTAGAAAAAAACAAAACACTACTACGATATATCGATGTAAAACAAGCGTCTGAATTTATTGTGTATGTGCTAAAACACGCGGAAAATATCAAATCACGCTATAAACCAAACGAGTATTTTGAAAATATCTCCGATATTACAATCCATTCTATTAAGTTGTATTACTTAAAGTTATGCAAACATATCACTGAAAACGATTTTAAACAATACAAAAAAGGAAAGGCAGCGACAAGTGGCAAGTCGATGATTAAAATTACAACAAGTGATGCGAAAACACTAACGGATGGACCTACTATATTTATGACAAATGATGTTGAAAAGATAGGATTGTTTTACTTAAAAGCATCAAACATACCGGAAACAGTGTTGACAGACTTGCTTAATATTATTGACACAAACGAAGAATATAGAGAAGCGTTAAATGCGATTATTAAAGAAGAAAAAGAGCGAACCGATAAAATAAGCGATAAAGTGTTGGATAGTGCTAGGTCAAATGATAAAGAAGTAAAAATACAAAATGAGTATAATAAAAAGGTTGGCGAATTCATGAAGAAAATGAAGAAAATAGAATTAAGTCCGGAATACATACCTAATAGGGAAGAACATTACAAAAAATGGAACCCCGATGCTGAACAACCTAGCAATTTATTTACTAGTAATATAGACGAACAAATAGTGGAAGATATTGTATCGTTAAATGTAAATAAAGAGTGGAAATTGCTGTTGTTAATGGGTATTGGTGTGTTTAGCAGTAAAGCAGATGTAAAATACATTGATATTATGAAAAAGTTGGCAGAAGCACAACAATTGTATGTCATTATTGCTTCATCGGATTACATTTATGGAACAAACTACCAGTTTTGTCATGGATATTTATCAAAGGACCTGCAGAATATGACGCAAGAAAAACTGATACAAGCATTGGGAAGAGTCGGGAGAAAAAATATACAAAAGTCATATAGTATTCGGTTACGAGATGATAAGATCGTAGAAAAGTTGTTTACAGAAGAAAAAGATAAAATAGAAGTTAAAAATATGAACCGGCTATTTGCTTAAGTAAACAAACCAAACAAACAATAGCCCGACTACATAATATTACATAATACTATTAGTAAAAAATAATAAAATATATTTTTATTATTTTTTCCTTATTTTGTGCCATGTTGCGTTGCGTGTGCTTCTTCTTTACACACATCTTTGTATACATTATACAAACGAGCACACTCTTTCATGTTAAAAGTAACATTTTCCGCACCTGATTCACACAATATCCAATCTAAAAGAGCACGGCCTTTTCTACTAAGATTATTTTTACCGCTATTGATGAGAACATCCATGTTGTTATTATCTACAGTTGGCATTTACTTTAATTATTATATAATATTTAAGTTAGTTATTATATAATATTTACAATCCTCCTCGAAGTCGCAATACCAAATGAAGAGTTGCTTCTTTTTGAATGTTATAATCGGTAAGTGTTCTACCATCTTCCAATTGTTTTCCAGCAAAAATCAAGCGCTGTTGATCTGGTGGAATACCTTCTTTATCTTGTATCTTTTGCTTTACATTTTCAATTGTATCACTTGGTTCTACATCCAATGTAATCGTTTTGCCAGTTAAAGTTTTTACGAAAATTTGCATCTTATAATTATTATCATTTAATTGTTTTTAAATTAGTTTGATAATACTTGTAATAACTTTAAGTATAATCTAATCTAATCTAATCTAATCTAATCTAATCAAAAGATACTATAATCTCAACATTTTCCTTTTTAATACTTTTAGTAGCCGAAACTGATAATTCTTCCCTTGTTTTTCGCGTGGTTTTATCCACCTTTCCCTTTACATTTTTAGAAGTGCTGTTTCGCTTATTCATATCCGCCGTGATTTCACTTACATTTTTCTCAATATACTCTAATATCTTATTTTCCAATATCCATCTAAAAAAGTTTAATTGACCAATAGTAGTTTGAATATGTGTGCCATCATTGTATGGAATTGTGATTCGATCCCAACGACAAAACGGATCAAACCGCTTTTTTGAATACGCACGCAACTTTAATTTGTATTCCAAATATACTTTAAATCTTCTCTCCCCACCCGATTCATGTTTAAACTTGTAAACCGTAAAATGTTTTTTACTATAATTAGTAGCAAACCAATCAATCAATCTTAAAGATATACTTGATTCACCATTAATAATAGGCAAAATCTTCTCAAGATTACCGTCTCTATTATAGAAACTAAGCAAATTATTTAATAATAAACTATTTTGTGTAATATAGCCGGACATATATAAGTTATCTAGTAATTCGTATTTAAATTATTATTTTGCCTTATATATTTTTCTTGGTTCATCAAGTCATTAATATAATTATTTTGGGAGAGAAAAGGATTGCCATTACTTTGCACAACTAAATCGCGCTGATTTATTCGATTCGCAATTGTATCCCTATTATTATTACCATATTTACCACCATTTGTAGTATTTGCTGTAAATCCCCTTTCAACATTTAACTGAAATGTTGAAACTTTCTCTCCCAAATCATGACTTTTTTCTTGACTGGATGGGGGATTTATATCGGTATCGTTTGTTTCCGCCCGGCGCTTCAGAGATTTTTGAAGTTTTTCTCCCGGTTTTGTAAATTTATGATACATCATATTATAATTATATATATGTATAACCATAATATTTATTAATTAATCAAGCTTATTTGTTTTTGTTTGTGCTGTGCTGCGCATCACTCTTTTTTGATTATTTTCATTTGTTTCGCAAATCTAAAATCTTCTGAATTTTTGGTTCCCCTTTTAATATTACATTTATAACAACAAATCTCTACATTATCTGTTGTGTGTCCTATACTATTATCAATTCTTTCTAATGTCCACTGCAATGGTTCGCGAACATCATTAAACAATATCTTGCACAACTTTTTACAATAAAAACACCGATGCTTTGAAATTATCATTTTTTCAATTAAATCATTTAAACTAATAAATCCATCGCTATCATACTTTTTCTTTTTAATATCTTGCTGTTTATAACCAGATAACTTACGCTTCAACTCCCCTATATACAACTCTTTATACTCAAACTCACATTCGCCATATATTTTTTTAATACTATCTATTTGTGTTTTTATATCAAATACACGGCTATCAGAAATATCTTTCATAGTAGCTCGTTTTTTTTCTTTTACACCCTGTATTGCTTCTATGTTTGATTTCCCCGTTATTATTAATTTTTTCATATGTATTATAATATATATTAAAACAACAATTTAAACAAATAACTTGTAATTATTAGTTAATTAATTATAAAAAAGGGTATAAACTCTATTAATTATATTATAGTATATGAAGAATAATGATGAATGTGTAGAACTTAAAAACATAAAGTATAAAACAATGTTAATGAATAACATTCAATCATCAAAAGAACCACAAGTAACAAATATAGAATCATTTTTAGAAAAGGAAAAAACAATAAGTAAAAACCAACATTGGAGTAAATTAAGTAAACTAACAAAGAAAAACAAACTAATCAAGTATTCGGAAGATTACTCACAGAAAAACAATTATACAGAAGAAGAAAAAAACAATTTAATAAGTTTTTTATTAAAAGCATTGGATAGAAAGAAACTGCAACGAGTGAAAGATGTTATATATGATATTGAAACACAACTAATTGTAAATATACCAGCATTAATCATTAATAAGCAAACAAAGAAATATACCATAAAAAGTTTAGATAAAAAGGTGTCCACTTTAAAATCACTGGCTCCTAGAAAAATAAAAAATAAAGACAAAAAGCCAAAGGACAAAAAGCCAAAGGACAAAAAGCCAAAGGACAAAAAGCAGAAGGACAAGAAACCGAAAGACAAGAAGCCCGATGACAAGAAGCCGAAAGATAAAAAAACGAAACCAACTGAAGATGAGTAAGCATACCATATAAGCAAAACCACGATCTTATTAATACACCAGTGTATATTAATAAAATTGATATAAAGTAAATATAATGATATTATATAGACAACAGTTAAATGACACATATGGACGATCTGCCTGAATTAAAAGATGAATACGATTCATTTCAATTAAGCGACGATTTTACAGACACATCCTATCACGAAGATTTCTTGGAAACAATCGACATATTTATTGATGAATATGTTAATCATAATGTAATGGATTATATTTATTCTGATTTTGAAGATAGGGTAAAAGATGCTATATATACGCAAATATCTGAAATATACAATGAGCAAATCAATTATTTGGACATCGATTTAGATGATACAATAAATGAATGTGTGTATTTGTATTTCATGAAACACTGTAGTCCGCGTTCGTATGAAGAATCAGTTGTTTTATCTCAACCAATCGACAATATTATTACCAAACAACTAACTAAAATTAAAAATAAATATCAACCCGAACAAAGAACTGCTGATTGGTATACATTTCGATGGGACGGATTAACTGCCAGTAATTTGTGGAAAATATTTGATACACAATCCAGTATTAATAGTTTAATATATAGTAAATGTGTTCCTATTGATGTGAAAAAATACCAAACCGTTAATATAGATTCACCATTTCATAACGGTCATAAATACGAGCCATTATCGCTAATGATTTATGAAGAAATGTATGATACGGAGGTAAGTGAATATGGATGTATTAGCCACGATAGATATGACTTCTTAAAAGCATCCCCAGATGGCATCAATACAAAAAAAGGAAACCCGCGATATGGGAGATTGGTTGAAGTTAAAAATCCTGTCAGTAGAAAATTAACTGGAATACCAAAAAAAGACTACTGGGTGCAGATGCAACATCAAATGGAGGTGTGCGATCTTAATGAGTGTGATTTCTTAGAAACCATCTTTAAAAGCTATGAAAATGAAGCCGAATTTAAAAACGACGGAACATTTACCAAAACCGCTGATGGTAAGCAAAAAGGTATTATGATACGATTTTATGACAATAAAGAACCAATATATGAATACGCACCATTAAATATAACCAAATCCGAGTTTGATGTTTGGTATGCAGAAACAATGGATAAAAACAAAGATTTAACTTGGATTGAAAACATTTATTGGTATCTTGAAGACATATCTATTGTATTAGTAACTAGAAATGAAAAATGGTATAATAAAGCCTTGCCTAAAATGATTGAAACATGGGACACTATTATAAAAGAACGCAAAGAAGGTTTCGACCACCGGAAACCAAATAAAAGGGAAAAAGCACCCCCCAAATCACTGTCAAAATCAAAACAATCCAAAATAAAAACAGAAGAACCGATCATATTTAATGACGACGGAACAGATATTACCAGTGATAATTTCAACTTCTCATATTTAAACAATAGAAGCAACAAAAACACCGGCAAAAACAAAATCGTTATTAAAATAGATACTAATAATATTTAAACAACTATATATTTTACCTTTCTTTTACTATTATAAATAACACTACCTGCTTTTACTCCTTTTTTTAAATTTCCACAGGTGGTATAACATATTTTAAGATTTCGCAAGTTTCTATATTTTGTATTTTGCTTGCATAATTGAGCCGCAAACATTATTTCTTCTTGTGTTGGCTCCGCACTCTCAATTACTACATGACAAGATGGAAATGAATTTAAATGAAGCCAAGTATACTCTTTATTGGAATCAACCAACATCCAGTTTTCATCGGCATTTGCACCTACTTTAATTATTGTATCATTTAATACTACTTCTTTCATTGTGATTTTATTCAAACAATATTTGCTTAATAATATTTGCTTAATAATATTTGCTTTTAATAATGTATTTGATTTTACATTATTAAATAGTCAATTTAATATGTTGCGTATAAAGAAGAGCACATACTTGGGAATGGTTCATTTCCATCGCAAGGAGATGAAATCAAATTGGGAGAGATGTTGTTTGTTACTTGTGCATAACTACTCATTTCTGATTTGGGGACATTTTTTGCTTGTTGTGAATATGTTGTTGAATCAATGCCTTTTTTGCCGGCTGGTTTAAAACTTTTCAATAACAATTCGTTGTATGTAGATGGATAATTTTGCATATTGCTAAAGCCTTCTCTTTTTAAAAATATCATTAATACCGCAAAAACAGCAAATGCCAATAAAATATATTCAAATGTTTTTTTCATTGTATATATTTTCAATTTAGATAAAAAAAACAAATACGCTATTTAATAACTTATTTTAAATAATTGTTTAATAATAACTGCTTAAAATAATAATAGTATATTATTTTACAAATGTCTGAAAAATATGAAGATTGTGTTATTAAGCGTAATGGAAATAAAGAACCTGTGTCATTTGATAAAATATTAAAGCGTATCAAAACCATCGGTCAAGAAAAAAGCAAATTACATGTTAATTATACATCACTTTGTCAAAAAATCATAGATCAACTATACGATGATATTACCACGCAAGAAATCGACGAATTAACCGCACAACAATGCGCTTCCATGGCAACCACCCACCCAGATTATGGAACGCTTGCCAGTCGTATTTTAATTTCAAATCATCATAAAATGGTTGACGCCAATTACCTACAAGCCATCGAAAAATTATACAATAACACCGATATTCATAACATAAAAACACCTATCATATCAGAAAAACTATATAATGTTGTAAAAAATAATCATGAAGTCATCCAATCTTGGTTTGATTTTGACCGCGACTATCTTTTGGATTATTTTGGATTTAAAACGCTGGAGCGAGCATACCTTCTTAAAATCAATAAACAGTTAATAGAACGCCCTCAACATATGTGGATGCGTGTTGCACTTGGCATTCATTGCGACGATTTGGAAAAAGCAAAAGAAACATATGATATGATGAGTAATAAATATTTTACACATGCTACCCCCACTCTTTTCAATGCTGGAACACCTCGACCACAACTTAGTTCTTGTTATTTAATTGCGATGGAATCCGATAGTATAAATGGAATTTATAATACATTGGGTGATTGTGCTGCTATAAGTAAATGGGCCGGTGGTATTGGCATGCACATCCATAATATTCGAGGTGCCGGTAGTCATATTAGAGGAACAAATGGAACTAGCAACGGTATTGTTCCTATGTTGCGAGTATTTAATAATACGGCGCGGTATGTTGATCAATGTGTTCTCCCAGACACAACTATTTACACTACAGAAGGTCCAAAAGAAATACAGATGTGTGAACCAAACAAAACCAGTATATTTACTACAAAAGGACCAGAAGTAATAGAAAATGTCTTAGAACATCCATATGAAGGGGAACTACTAGTAATTAATAACAATTTATCATTTAAACCCCTTTCTATCACCCCAGAACACCCAGTTTATTGTTTAAAAAATCAGAAAAAAGGGCTTAATTATGAAGTAATTAAAAATAGGCTTGATAAAAAGCTTATAGTACCGGAATGGATTGATGCAAAAGATTTAGTCGAAGACGATATGCTTGTATTTACAAAACCTAATTATCAAGTTGATAACCCAAAAATTACTGCGGACGATTGTTATATGTATGGATTATTGCTGGGAGATGGTTCAATGGATAATTCATCTACGCGTTCATATATTTCACTTCATTCTACAAATAAGGCAAAAAATCTGGAATTTATAGAAAACTACCTATCAAATAAATTTGTGGAATATTCTATTTCGCAAGAAAACAATACTACTAGAATTTCGTGGAATAAATCGTTACAACTACATTTTAGATATTCCACATTATATGATTCAAACAAAGAAAAAAAGCTCAATTTTGATTGGTTAAATTTACCCATTGAAAAAGCAAAATATATTGTAAAAGGTTTAATTGATAGTGACGGTTGTAAATCAAATGAAATAACATTTGATACTACTTCCAAAAATCTGGCAGAGTCGCTTAGATATATTTTGTTAAGAATGGGAATTCCTACCGGTGGATATATTAGAGATAGAATAGGTGAAAAACATACTACTAAATACGGAGATATCATTGAAAATAAGAAAATAGCATACTGCTTACGAATACCTAAAACACAAGAATTATCTGAATTGTTACAAGTTGAAAAGGGGTCTTTCACGAAATTTTTTTCATATAATAATTTAATCTTTAGTAGAATATCAACTATCACGAAAACCCACTATACCGGAACTTTATATGACTTGCAAATGAGGAAAACACACGACTACATGATTCACAATGGTGTCGTCCATAATGGAGGGGGGCGTAGAAACGGTAGCTTTGCCATTTACTTGGAACCATGGCATCCAGACATTATGGAATTCCTTGATATGAAGAAAAATCATGGAGACGAAGAAGCCCGAGCCCGTGACTTGTTTTACGCACTATGGTTAAATGATCTTTTTATGGAAAGAGTAAAGCAAAATAAAAAATGGACTTTAATGTGTCCCGATGCGTGTAGAGGTTTGTCAGATGCGTATGGTGATGATTTTAAAACACTTTATGAGGAGTATGAATCAAAAAACATGGGGATGCGAACCGTTAATGCCAGAGATGTGTGGTTTAAAATATTGGACAGTCAATCAGAAACTGGTGTCCCCTATTTGTTACATAAAGACGCATGTAACAAAAAATCAAACCAGAAAAACCTAGGAACCATTAAAAGCAGCAATCTATGCTGTGAAATCGTAGAATATAGTGACGATAAAGAAACCGCAGTTTGTAATCTGGCGTCAATCGCGCTAAGTAAATTTGTAAAACCTCCTACTTATCCATTTAAAAACACCGGCGCAGAAAGCATTAAAGTTTACACTAAAAACAACTGCAACTGGTGCTTGATGATGAAAAACGAACTAAAGAAAAACAACATTTCTTATACGGAAGAAGTAGTTGAAGTAGAAGATTTTGAGTCATTTAAAAAGCAACATGGTGTAGAAACGGTGCCACAATTATATGATGGAGACGAACTAATTGGCGGTTACTCAAAAGTGGCAGAATTATTGAAGCCCGAGTTTGATTATGATGAACTACATCATATTACAAAAATCGTCACTGCTAATTTAAACAAAGTAATCGATATTAACTTTTATCCTACTACTAAAACACAGACATCTAATATGAGAAATAGACCCATTGGTATAGGAGTTCAAGGACTAGCGGATGCGTTTGCGTTACTTAACCTGCCTTTTCATAGCGAAGAAGCGTCGCGAGTCAACGAAATGATTTTTGAAACAATGTATCATGCTGCACTTGAAAAAAGTATGGAAATAGCTAAAATAGAAGGTCCATATAGTTCATTTAAAGGTTCTCCTGCTAGCAAAGGAATTCTTCAATTCGACATGTGGAATGTCAAGGTGTCAAACAACAGATATGATTGGGATAAATTAAAGCACGATATTAAAGAAAATGGTATTAGAAATTCTTTGCTGTTAGCACCGATGCCTACTGCAAGCACCAGTCAAATCTTGGGAAACAACGAATGTTTTGAACCATTTACTTCCAATATTTATGTTAGAAGAACAATAGCCGGTGAATTTGTGATTATTAATAAACACTTACTAAGTGAATTAATCAATACGGGATTATGGAATGAAGATACAAAACAGCAAATGGTAAAAGACAATGGTTCCATACAAAATATTAAAGCAATTCCACAAGCATTAAAAGATAAATATAAGATAGTGTGGGAAATTCCTATGAAACATATTATTAATATGGCGGCGGAAAGAGGTAAGTTTATATGCCAAAGTCAATCCATGAATTTGTGGATGAAAAATCCTACTTATGATAAACTAACAACCATGCATTTCTATAGTTGGTCGAAAGGATTAAAGACAGGACAATATTATCTAAGAACAAAAGCCAAAGCAGCACCACAACAATTTACAGTAGAACCCGATAAAATGACTACCAAATCAGATAGTTCAGATGATTATGAAGAAGAAGAATGTTTAATGTGTGGTTCGTAATCATATCCATAATAACACCATATAAATCACACCATATAAATCACACCATATAAACCACACCATATAAAAAATAATTATATAATCAATAAAAAATTATATAATTATTACTATTCTAAGTGATGTTTATCTTTTCATATTTACTTGTATTTCATATTTACTTATCACTTACTAAGCATTACAAATCACAAATTTCATTAAATCGTTTCTTAAACTCGAAATTACTGTTTAATATGTCTTTATTATTGACCAAGTAGTAATAGCAACGAAAGCAAACAAAGACATCAATCAATGAATTGTGTAAGTTATTGGGTATTGTTTTAAATAGATAGTGATGTAATTCAACTAGTTTAGGGCGCTTGTAACTAACTTTTTCCACGCTTTTCATGTTAGATATTAAAGTATCCAGTTCATTTAAATAAGTAACACACACATTACTTCGTGCTAGTTGAAATGTATCACGACATCTTTCCAACATTTCTCTTGCGTGAATATACTTGTCATATCGCTTTATTTTACACACATCGATTGAGTTTTCCATCGTGCAATACCATTGGTGGTTTCCTTTGTAAATAGAATCCACAAATTTGTGGCGTATTAATTCAATACGCATCATACGCTTATCAAAACGAGTATTATGACATACACATACATCTGCTGTTTTTAAATCTTGGTTAAATAAAGCAACGATTTCCTTGGGGTCTTTTCCTTTTGTTTTAGAGATTTCATTGGTAATTCCATGTATGTCAGAAGATTCTTTACTTATTGTAATGCCATCAGGCACTTTTAATATGTAATCACATACCTTAACTACTTTGTTTGTTTCAATATCAAACAGCAGCCAGCTTAATTGCACAACATAAGGATATTTACTTGTATTATATAATGATTCCCTGTAGTTTTCAATTAGTCCAGTAGTTTCTGTGTCAAATACCAATACATACATCGTGTTCTTTAGTTAGTTTTGGGGTGTGTTAGTTGTGTTTGCTAAGAGGTGACTGTTGTATATAATATAAATACAATAGATATGAGTATTAAAAATACAATTTAACTTATTTTTAAATCAATTTAATCATTTAATTGTGTGGTTATATACCAATGTTTATTCATCGCACATACATTGTGCTAATCCATCCCATACTCGCTCGCAATCACCACATACCATATAACTGTGGCCATCTGAATCGTAGTAAAGCCCGCCTTCTTTTTTAACACCAGTATTTTGTGGTTGCTGTTGTTGTTGTTGTTGTTGTTGTTGTTGTTGTTGTTGCTGTTGTAATTTATTGAAGTGATCTTCGCATTTATCTACTCGCAAGCCCCTTTTCTCTCCCGTTTCGTTATCCGGTAATCGATATAATATATGATTTACCCATAGTTTCATTATAGTTGAATTGGCTATTTTTCTTCTAGCCACCTTCTTTTTTATTTCTTCTAACAATTTCTTTCTTACTATTTTCATAATACTACTTAATGTAAATGTATAAAATCCACGCCATGAACCAAAACTATTATATTTAGCATATTCTATATCAATTGACTGTTTAAGTATTTCATCATATTCTCCATTGCGGTTTATTGTATTTGTTTTATTTAACTTTTTATTAACTACATTAAATACTTCATCGTAGGAAGGTTCTGTATGTTCATACCAGGCCATTTTGTCGTGAATTTGCTATAAATTTGCTGTTATTGATATCATGTTTAATTATTAGATGACATCAATTTAATGTTTAATATGGTAAAGTATTATGGTGATATTGCTACCTATCCTATGATACTCTTAATTAAGAGAAAACACTGGCTTTAAATTAGAATATTGTTCCACGATTTTATAACTAAACCGGTGTTTATCTGTAACTCCATACTTTTCTATACCAGACATATGATCTTTTGTTCCATATCCTTTATTATTACGCATATTGTATCTTTCCTCTAATATAGGATACTTATCACATATATTTTCTATAAATAAGTCTCTTTCCACCTTTGCCAATATGGAGGCCGCCGCAATGGAAGCATACTTGTTATCTCCTTTTACTACACAAGTATGGGGTATATATTCTCCATCTCTATCGTATGGCTTGAATTTGTTACCATCCATTAATATGTGTTCAGGTATTACAGTTAATTTGTCTAACGCACGATGAGTTCCCCAGTAAGTAGCATGAAATATATTTAACTTATCAATCATTTTTTCATCAACCGCAAATATAGAATAATCAATCGCATTTTCTTTAACATAATCATATGCAATTAATCGCTTTCTATGTGAAGTAAGTTTTTTACTATCTACAATAAGATCATTTAAAAACTCTTCATCTTGTGGAAATATAACTGCCGCCGTATATACGGGTCCAAACAAAGGACCTCTACCGGCCTCATCAATCCCCACCTCCAATCTATCTTTTTCCATATAACTTAACATATAATGTATACACTATCTTATACATTATATTTAATATTTGTTGATTATTGTTGTAATCTTTATTTGTTTTTCCTTGTTTTTCTGCAAATATTCCGGGTTTTACCTAAATTGTATTTACGGTCCATATAACGCATGTCTTGAGTAAGTATTTTACATTCTTTGGGTTTACGATTTTTTCTATAAATACGCAATATATTAAACCGCCCTTTCTTAGCTAATGCTGCCTTTTTCATAGATTTCCCCGTTTTTTTCTTTTCCATTCTTACACCTTCATTTATGGCAAGTCGCCTTTTTCTAGACGAACTTTTGATTTTATAAATGTATTTACGAGTTTTATTATTAATTTTTCTTAATTTAGGCAACTTTCTTGTAGTTGTTTTTTTTACCATATATATATCAGCAAGATTAATATAT